AATGTTTGTGCTGCGGAGAGCCTTGCAACCGTAGAGTCTACTGCAAATGTAACACCTACACCTGAAGCTGAAGATGTCATTCCATCTCCACCTAAAAGCTGTAAAACCTCACTGTCTATACGAATATCAATTAAGTTACCGTCATCATCTCGTATATCAAGGTCTTGGTTGGTGTTGTTGTTGTCTACATAGGCTTTGATGCTTTGTTGTGTAGCTAAAGCAGTTGCACTATCAGAAGCCATGTTATCTTCGTCAAGTATGGTTGTAACAGTAGAGCCACCACCACCTAACTGTAAGTTATATAGTATCTGTGTAAGAGATTGTGCTGCTGTTGTATTTGATGCAGTCCACTTCTCATTGCCATGATCGTAAACTAGCAATGCACCGTTGTTTGTGCTTGTCGCTGTGGTTTGATCTAAACCACGACTCATAATTGCACTTGGTCCTGCTAGACCTTGAGTGCCAACCGTTGTAACTGTTATGCCATCAGTAGATGTTATCTCTATCTGATTTGTTACATCAGTATTGGTAATTGTTATGGAATCTACGGAACTCATCTAGTTATGTTCCTGCGTATGCTATAAGTGCCCTCTATGAGCCTTGATACAACACCTGCTCCACTGGTAATCTCTAAATCAAACACTCCGTCTGAAGCAGTTAAAGCTGCCGTATCTGTTGCACTTACTGCTAGTGTGATAGTTCCTGCAATACCGCCCATAGTCATGCGACTGTTGGCTGTAGTTATATCTAGGATTGAGGAACTTGCATCAGGATTTTCTCTAAACTGCATTGCGCCTGAGAAACCAGTTAAATTTATAACTGCATCTGATGAATCTTTAAGAGTAAGGGTCTGACCAAATGTTGCGCCCTGCTCTATGATGAAATGATGATAACCTGCACTCATTAAAACTTCCTATAAATTGCATGGTATCTACCACTTCGTAAGCATCTGCTTGTTTAACTATAACAAAGAATTTAGCTAGATGCTTTCTTTGTTGTTTTCTTGGTAGTTTTTTTCTTTGCAGTTGTTTTTTTCTTTGGTGCTTTTCCACCTTCCCATGCTTCATTCACATCAGGAGTGCTAGGGTCATCTGCTTTTAATTGACCTTTTTCGTTTCTAGCTCGTTTAACTTCTTTGACTTCTGCTTCTACCTGTACGGTTTCTTCTGCTGAATCAACCTTAACTTCCATAGCCCAACCGTTTGCAATAAAAGCATCCATGACATCATCCTGCCATTGACCCTCTGAATTGACAATCTCGTTTGCTTTGTAAAGCCTGACATCAGTTCCTTTCTCATTGCTTGAAGCAGGTTTTGGAACGATTATTTTAAATGTTCTTGACATAGTTTCTACCTGTAAAGAGGGGGGAAATTAATCCCCCCAAAGTTTGCTCAATTAAGCGTTATGGATAGTGTTGGACTTAGGAGCAACACGAGGTCTGCTCTTTACAATCACGCCACTTATAGGTGTTCCATTTGAATGAGTACCAGTCTTAGCTAGTACCAATCTCAAATAGCGTTTGCCACCTACATAACCAATCTGCCAATCGCCACCAGTTGTGCCTGGGTCACCATCAGTAGTGCCATCCAGTTTCAACCAAATTCCACCAGCAGCAATTGTTCCATTGATAACATCAGCTTGAACTAAATCAGTCCAAGTTGAGTCATCATCAGAATGCTCTAATGAAATTTCAAAGTAGACTGAGCTTGAAAGAGTATCTCCCTCTGCTCCAACATCTACAATTGCAGTTGCTTCTTCAAAGCCTTTCAAATCTACAGTAGTACCATTAGCACCTGCGGTTTTTACAGCATTGATAATTGAATTACTTACGACAATATTATGTGTTAAATCTTGCATAATTTACCCCTTAAGTAGAACATTTAAGTTTATTGATAGCTTCTTTCTGAATTACTTGACCACCAACACGCTTTCTAGCAATGTATCTAACATTACCAGTTGTAGCTTGTGTAAATGGGTCACGCAATACAGCTAGATTTACTCTATCAACGATCATATAAGCCCTTCTGAAGTCACCAAATGCAACTGGGAAAGCATTAGCTGCTTCACTAGGCATATCAGTAGCTTCAACATATGGGTGTCCAAGTATGGTGTTAACCATATTGCCACCAAGCATCATTCCTGTTTGGAACACATACTGACCAGCAGTATCTTTTAACTTTCTGATAGAAGCTAATGTAGCTCTATTGAAAACAAAAGTACCGTTTCTTGTGTAGTCAGACTTAATGTTGTGTACCAATGAAATGAGTCCATCAGCAGTTACAGCATCAGCAGTTCCTGAATTAACATGACCCACGCCTGAGTGGTCCATGAATCCATGAGGTTTTCCTACTGAGTCACCTGACACAAATGCAGTTCCTTCAGCTTTTGCAAATTGCTCTGCAAACTCTGATTGCATTTCTGCTTCAAGATCAAATACTGTATCTTCTAAGTCTTGCTCAGAAATATCTACCAACGCATACATTTCGTGTGCAGGTAGTTCTTCTAAACCAACTGAATATCCAGTAGTTTCACTTCTAGTACCACTTTCAGAAACCCACTGTGCTGAGAATTGTCCATCTCTCTTAGGGATTTGGATGCTTCTAGCGCCTGTGGAACGAACTCTAGCGATTGTTCTGATAGGTGAGATTTCAGTAATTGTTTTTAACAATTCTCTCACATACTCAGGTGGTGCTAAATATCCGCCTGTTGAGTCATTGCTGACAGTTAATGCTTTCTTTTCATCAGGTTGCAGACCGTCAAGTCCTTTCCTGCAATATCTATCAAAAGCATTGAGATACTCATCAACTTGCTTAGATTCAAAGCCTGAGTCAGGTCTAGTGACCATAGTCTCAATCTTGGAAACTTGCTCCTTGATTTGTTCAGCGTTTTGCTCAGCAAGTGTTAACTTCTGATTAACTTCTTCAAAAGAATCCAATTTGGCTTCTAATTTAGCTAGTTTTTCTTCGTTATATGCTGTGCTTTCGCCTTTCTCAATTTGTTCAAGTCTTTCATCATTGACTTTCTTAAATTCGTTGAAAGTTTGACCTAAGTCTTGAATAGCGTTCTTTATATCTTCCGACATAATTTACTCCTATTAAGTTTTTAAGGTTAAAGTTAGTTCTTTTATGGCATCTACCAGTTCTGCACTTTCATCAACCTCTCGTTGATCAAAACACTTAGTCACTGCTTTTGCAGCAACCTTTGCTTCTGAACGAGATAAGTTGAATGCATCACGCAGTCCGTTCTCCCATTCCCTAATGGTGTACTGTTCACCTTTGACCGATCTAACAGTTGCCTGCGGATTCATCGGGAAAGTTACTAATGACACTTCCATTAAATCTACTTCTTTAATAATGCGTTTATTTGCACGCTTATCATATGAAACTTCTTTCGGGTTTACTCTAAAGCCTATTGATAGACCATCTAATGCACCCATTTTTAATAATTCGTAGGCTTCTGCACCTGCTTGTGTTTTTAGAGCAAGTCTGCCCTTAACAACTAAGCCGTGTTCATCCTCTTTGATTTCATCAAACACACCAATAGGCATATCTGATTTATGTTGGTATAAAAGTTTTACACCCTTTGCTTTTCTTTTGCGTAAAGATTTTGTGAAAGCGCCTTTCTCTATGACATCATTGCCAAGGTCTTTATTGCCGAATACAGAACCATAACCTTCAAACTCTCCGTACTCTTTGTTTTCATCTTCGTCATCATCATAGGACTTAATAACTTCTAATTCTGATTTAACCTCTAAGAAATCTTTTGTATCTTCTTCTTTCATATCATCAGTGGTTTCTTCAGTGTCAGGCTTAGATTTGCCAAACTCTATAATGTAAGAATCGTCAGTTTCTTCAACTGCTCTTATGTGTTTCTCATCATTCTCTATAGAATCTTCTTTATTAGAATCGTACACATTGGTACTGACAGCTTCGTTTGAATCGTAAAGTTCGCTCATTGCTTGGTGTCTCCAATATACATTGATACCACATATGGTACTTCAGGCTTTAGTCTAGCACAAGATTTAGATAAATATTAAATAATTAATAAAAAAGGTTGCAAATGTAACACTAGTTGTTATAATAACTACATAACATGATAAACAAGGA